TGGCGGATGATTGCTAAAATGAAAAATTCAATATCAACTAATCTTTTACTGCTTGATGAAACGTTTGATTCAAGCCTGGATCACGATGGTGTTGAGAACCTAATGAAGATTCTGCATTCTCTTGATGAGAATTCGAATACGTTTATTATATCGCACAAGGGTGATATTCTTGACGGTAAGTTTAAAGACAAGATAGAATTTGTAAAAGAAAAGAATTTTAGTAAAATAAAAGATTTACAAGTCCTAGAAGATGTGATATAATATATAGATAACAAGGAGTATATAATGGAACTGAAAGACGAAACACTTTCTGTATTGAAGAATTACGCATCTATTAATCCTAATATAGTAATTCAACAAGGCAACACAATTAAGACAATGACTGAGGCACGTAATGTGTTATCCTCTGCAACATTGTCAGAAGACTTCCCACAAGAGTTTGGCATTTATGATCTCAATGAGTTTCTAGGTGTCATCAATCTTGTTGGAGAACCAAGACTTAAATTTGAAACTGATTACGTGGTTGTTACAGATAGTAGCAATCGTTCTCGTGTCAAATACTTTTATTCTGATCCTGAGATGCTGACAACTCCAACCAAAGATGTTAAAATGCCACCAGCAGATGTATCATTTCTTTTAGATAACGATACGCTAGGCCGTATTAAAAGAGCAGCATCAACCTTAGGTCATTCAGAACTTTCTATTAAAGGAAAAGACGGTGTGCTTAGTCTATCAGTTGTTGATAGCCAAAACGCTACGTCAAATGCATTCTCCATCGATGTGAGTGGAGACTTTACTGATGATAACTTTAACTTTATATTTAATATTGCAAATCTAAAAATGATCCCGGGCGATTATGAAGTTGGTATATCATCAAAATTAATTTCACATTTTGTTAACAAAGAAATGGGTATTGAATATTGGATCGCCCTTGAAAAGACATCAAACTTCGGAGTATAATATGTCAGATAAAAAAGAAAAAACAGAAGCAGTTGAAGATCCTCATGCTCCAATGTATGAGACCGGTAATCGTGCTGCTCGTAGTATGATTGCAGTAATTGATACTATGTGTCAACGTGGTGGATTTAAAGGTGAAGAGCTTTCTACTATTGGTACACTTCGTGATCAATGTGTACAGATGATTCAAATGGCAGAGAACTATCAGCAGGAACAAGCACAAACATAATTTACTTTCCATTGAAAACGTGTTACAATATTATATTATGAAGGAAAGATTATGTCAAGCGAATTTTTATGGGTCGAAAAATATCGACCAAAAGTAATTTCTGAAACGGTATTGCCTCCCCGACTTAAAGATACGTTTCAGAAAATGGTGGATACCGGTGAATTGCCTAATATGCTTTTCACCGGTACCGCTGGTCTGGGTAAAACCACAGTTGCCAAAGCACTGTGTAATGAACTTGGTTTAGATTATATTATAATCAACGGTTCAGAAGAAGGCAATATAGATACTCTTCGAACTAAGATAAAACAATTTGCATCTTCTATTTCGTTACAAGGCGGATACAAAGTTGTCATACTAGACGAAGCAGATTATCTTAATCCACAATCTACTCAACCAGCTCTTCGTGGATTCATTGAAGAGTTTAGTAATAATTGTAGATTCATTCTCACATGCAATTTTAAGAATCGTATTATTGAACCACTACATTCTCGTTGTGGTGTTTATGAATTCAATACGACTAAAAAAGAAATGGCAGAGCTCGCCGCTGAGTTCTTTAAACGGTTTATAAATATATTAGATCAAGAAAGCGTAACGTTCGAGAAAAATGCTGCGGCTAATCTCGTTATGAAATACGCTCCAGATTGGAGGAGAGTATTAAATGAAGGGCAAAGGGGTGGATTTAGTGATAGCGGCATTAATGGTAGCAATACTAATAATGGCCTTTCTTCCATTGGTGATCTCACCAAACACCTAAAAGAAAAAGACTTTAAGAAGATGAGGCATTGGGTCGCCAATAATATGGATGTAGATGCCTCTACAATATTTCGCAATTTATACGATAGTATGACAGATACGGTAGCCAACAGGTCAATACCTCAGCTAGTTTTAATTTTAGCTGACTATCAATATAAACATGCCTTTGTGGCAGACCATGAGTTAAACGTTGTAGCTTGTATGACGGAGATAATGGCAAACGTAGAGTTTAAGTAATGAAAGAATTTGTATTAGTAATTAGCATGTGGGGCAATAATGGCACCGTATGGGAATATATAGGTAATCAATATGTGATGAATGAAAAATTTACAGAAGCTCAATGTGAGATTTTAGTAGATAATTCTAATTGGAAAAAACACATAATAAATGAATTTTATAAATTACAATTCGATTGTTTTCACGAGGACAACCATAACTAATGTTAGTATTATATACGCAACCTAGATGTCACTATTGTGAGATCATGAAAAGGATGCTGAGTAAAATGGATGAGGCCGAAGGCTTTCAAACCGTAGACATTACTAAAGATCCTGAAGCTAGGGCCTTTCTAAAAAAGAAAGGTCACAAAACCGTTCCTATGCTTTATTTAAAAGTGCCTGATCACGAGATATGGATCAATAAAGATATTGATACTAGAAAGCTAACAGGTGAAAACTTAGGTAAAAGAATAACAGATGCTATAGCACAGACAAAGAAGGATAACTGTCTAGTATTTGATGTTGATGGTACGTTAACACCAAGTAGAGAAAAGATAGATCCTGCACATGCTGAAATAATAATGGATCTTGCTAGTAAGGTCGACATTTACATTATAACAGGATCAGACTTTGCCAAAACAAAAGAACAATTAGGAGACATTACTAAAGTTGTAAAAGGTTCCTATCAATGTGCAGGCAATGAATTATGGGTAAATGATAAGTTAGTTCAATCTGTTCCTGAATTTAATATGTCTAAAGTAATGGTACAATGGTGTAAGCAAAAACTAGAAGAAAGTAGATTTCCTCATAGGACAGGCAAGAAGCATATTGACCTTCGGCCGGGTATGATGAACTTTTCTATTCTTGGTAGAGGCTGTACTAGAGCTCAAAGAAAACAATACATTGATTATGACACAAAAAATAATGAGAGAGAAGTTTTAGCAAGCGAGTTTAATTCAATATTCCATACATACTCTGCCCAAATAGCTGGAGAAACAGGTATTGACGTGTGCGAACGAGGAAGAGATAAAGGACAGGTGTACAAACCGCTAGAAACATTGTATAATAGTATTATCTTCTTTGGCGATGATACGCAAGAAGGTGGGAACGATTATCCGTTTGCTAAGCAAATAGAAGGATTCCCGCATCGGTGTTTTCATGTCAGCGGACCGGAAGAAACATTTGAATCTTTAGAAGGTATCAAAAGATTATTTCTTGATGAATGGCCTGGCCAAGACAGTGGAATAGAAGGACAACTATGAATCCATTTAATTATTTAAATTCTATAAACGACACAAAGAAAAATGTTATAGTAGATGACACTACTGAAAAATCATACAACAGTTTTATGGTCAATCGTTCTCTTTCTTATTTTAACGATACGGTTGTACTAGCCAATGAGATGAACCGCTACCACCACCTTGATAATAAACTACAATTCGACTTTCTTATAAATATGGTTAGAAAGCGTAAACGCTTTTCTAAATGGATAAAGCCTCAGATTGAGAGTGACGTCGAAGTGGTAAAAGAATATTATGGCTATAGCAATGAAAAAGCTCGTCAAGTATTACCGCTTCTGTCACCCGAACAAATAAATGGGTTAAAGAAGAAGGTGAATAAAGGTGGAAGAAACAACAATCGTTGAGTGGTCTCCAGCTACAATGCTGGAAGTAACTCTAAACGAACCAGACGATTTTCTAAAGGTTCGTGAAACGCTGACACGAATAGGTGTCGCATCCCGAAAAGATAAAAAATTATTTCAGTCTTGCCATATATTACATAAGCAAGGCAGATATTTTATTGTACATTTTAAAGAACTATTCTTACTTGATGGCAAAAAGGCCAATCTAGAAGAAAATGACGTAGCTCGTAGAAATACTATTACGACGCTAATGTCAGATTGGGGTTTAGTAGAGATTCAAAATAGTGAAGAAGCTAAACCGCTAGCACCATTAAGACAGATAAAAATTATTCCATTCAAGGAAAAAGAGCAATGGGAGTTATGTCCAAAATATAATATTGGAAATAAATAATGTACGTAAAAGTTATTGACGACTTTTTAGAAGACCATACTATATTGAAAATAGATCGTGAATTAGAAAATATAGTATGGCCTAAACATTTTACAAGAGCCGGATCTGACATGTACGAAAGTACAGAATTAGACAAATTGCCGGTTCTTAAGCAATTATATTTAAAATTCTCAAGTCCTGAATGGTTAACCTTTCTTGAAAAAGAATTAGGCGTATTTGGATTATTACCTGATCCATATCTTATCGGTGCAGGATATAGTGAAATACGAAATGGCGGAGATCTTAAACCGCATATAGATTTTAATTGGAACGATTCTATAAAATTGTATAGAGTTGCTTCTTTGATAATATATCTCACTAGTGATCATGTAGGTGGTGAGTTTAAATTTGAAGATAGAGATGCCATTGAAACAAAACGAAATAGAGCTCTCTTATTTGAACATAGTGAAACCATTAGACATATGGTAATGCCTGTAACAGGAATACGTAGAAGCGTTAGATTTTTTTATTATGCTTCTAAGTTACAACCTCCAAAAGGTTATCATAGAAGTCTTTATGGGCTACAGGATGGTAAAGCGGTAGATGTCAGAGAATAAATTTTATATTCCAATAAAAGATCCCTTTGATAATAAAAGAGGCAAACTATTTAATAGAGATATACGAGTTATTTTAAAAGATAATGTGGAAAGATTAATATTAAATAAAACAACAGTTGACCCTAAATGTAATAATTTTTTAATTTGTAATTATCTAGATATAGACGAATTCCTTTTTAGGAAAAATATTCCTCTAAATAAAAATTTAAAAGAATTTTGTAAAAAAAATAATATAAAAATTGTAGTAGGGTTTTCGCGAGAAGTTCTACATCCTGAAAGAAGACATAATTCTGACGACTGGTTCTGGCTTTTTAACGCAGATAATTTTATAGAGTACCAGTGCCATGGAGGAGCTAAATATTACGGCTTTAGTTTTTTTGATCACGCATATGCGTTTAATAAATTTGACTATGCGCATAAATTTTATCCAGCATGCGTGGCTGATAAATTTTCAGGAAAAGATACTATAGAAAAAACTAAAAAATTCTCTATAGTATTAGGAACATTAAATAAAGGTAGTAGAGTATGGTGGTGTGTAAAACTTATTCATGACAATCTAATTAATGATCCGAATATAGTATTCTCTAAAATAGCAGTACCTAATCCAAACGAACTAGGAGATGAAAGAAGAATCGAAAGACCCATTGATTGGTGGTATACAAACGTTTTCAAGCGTGATGAACATCATCTTCTTGAGATACTTAAAGAAAATATGAGCTATATGCTTGAACATACCTTTGTAGAAAAGGATATGGATTTAAATAAATTATATCATCTTGGAGCAGAATGGATCGTTCCAGATGAGGTTAAAAGTACATTAATTAATATTGTATTTGAAACTAGGCCGCATGATTGGGCATATGGATCTCTTACAGAAAAAACGTGGAAACCTATAATAGAAGGCATTCCGTTCATATGGGTAGCATTTAAAAATACTAAACCATATTTAGAAAGTAAAGGATACAAATTTTATAGCTTTATAGATTATACCTATGATTCTATAGAACGTGAAAGTTTAAGATATAGAGCAGTCTATGAAGAATTTAAAAGATTAAATGCTTTTTCTCTTGACGAATTAAAAGCTATGGTCGATAATGAACAACATATTACACAACATAATAAAGAAGTATTTTATCATACAGACTACGATAAAAGGTTTATAGATGTCTTTTCAGCCGTTAAATGATTTTGAAAATGAAGTAGCCGAATTCTTTGGAGCTCCATATGCTGTGGCAACGGATTGCTGTACTCATGCTATTGAAATGTGTCTTCAACTTAAGTTTTATGTACATCTAGATATACCGGCAAAAACATATGTCTCTTTACCTTTTATGCTTGAGAAAATAAAAATGCCATATCGGCTTGTAGATAAAAATTGGAGAGACTATTATTATGTTGCTGATGATATAATTGATGCTGCATTACATTGGGAAAAAAACGGATATATTCCAGAAACTAAAATGTGTTTATCTTTTCATTTTAAAAAGCATATTAATATCGGTAGAGGTGGTATGATTCTTCTTGATAATAAAGAAGAAAGAGATAGATTAATACGCATGCGACATGATGGTAGATCTATATACGAAAATAAAAATTATAATGAAGAAGATATTACAGAGATCGGCTATCATTACTATATGACGCCTGAAACTGCCGCAATAGGTTCAGAAATATTTAAAAAGAAAAAAGACACAAAGCCAGAAAGTAAAGGTAGTGCCAACTATCGAGACATAAGAAAATACACTTTTTTTAAAAAAAATGACTAACGGCTATGTACTTTTTGAATAGATACACTATATAAATAATATGGGTGCCGAATGATCGGGCCCATTTTAACCTTGCTAG